TTGATTAGGTTCATCTGCTAATACTTGTAAAGCCCAATCGATCAATCTACCATAATCATCAGTGTGAAATTCACGGTTGTTAATTAAAACTTTATACATTACTACATCCGGATAATACGGATTTGTATACTCTACTACTTCAAAATCTCCTATCATAATTAGTTTATAATTTTTATTAAAAATGGATTAAAACATCCACTAATATATTGAACTTTATATTTTTTACTTTTATATATAGTAAAACAAAAATCGGCATCTTCTTTATTGTGGTCAATAGTGTGTATGTATTTATAATCTTCGTTTAAATACACGTTATTTATGTCAAATCCATATTCTTTAGCCATTTGACGTAAAACAGCGTTGCCAATCCTATTATCTCTTACAATTTCATAATCTTCTATCATAATTTACTTTTTAATATTAATCTTCATCTTCACATTCATTCCAATCAGCGTGTTCACCACAATCTGGACATATATCTATATCATCCCAACAACTTGAGTACGCACCACAACAATCACTTTCCATATTTATTCTTTATTTAATTTACTTATTTTCTTTAATAACTTCTCAATCTTTTCTTCCTTAGTAGGCTCATACAATTCAATTTCATCTAACTTTGAATTGTTAGCCCAATCTCTATCGGATATACCTTTAACAATAACTCTACAACGAGAATTAACTACATTTAATTCAGATATAATACCTATACTACCAACAGGGTTTTTAGACAAACTAGTGTTTTTTATTATTCTTACTTTACTACCTACTTTAAACGGAGTATATAATGCCAAATCAGAAGCAATACTACTATTACCAAAATTATCTTCAGATATACCTTCAACTATAACTCTAAAAGCCCTACCATCTCCGTACTTGTCTTCGGAAACAATTCCTATAGAACCAATAAGATTTATAGAACCCGTAGTATTTCTCACTATTCTTACTTTACTACCAACTTTAATGTTTTTCATATTTTACTTATTTATTTGATTACTTTATTAGTTTCTTAAGGCAATAGCCGCGTATTTCGCTTGAATTAAGAACTCTTTTTTAATGGTTAATAATACCACCCTAATTGCACTTGAATAACTTCTCATAATTGTTTGTTTTAGTTTGTTTTTGTTACACTTATATTATCATTTCAACATCGTATTGTTGTTGTAAGAAGGTTGAACATTATTTGTATGAATTTAAAGTATCACAGGTATAATGAAGAACCCCTTTGTTTACAAGGCTTTTCTCTCATATTTAGCCACTTTAAACTCATAATACGCCCAAATTGCTTGGTTAATACGGTCGAATTCACTTGCTCCGCTTAAGTAAGGCGCTACGGAGTTATAGAAGTCGGTTAATTCTTCATCAACATCACTAAATTGCTTTTTAAACTCTTCAATGTAATCGCCTTGCATGTAATTTAATCCAATTACTTTACCATCTTGCTTAACCACAAGTATATAACGGTCATCACTTGGGCACCAAACTATCTCTCTACTCTCTACTAATCTATAATTCATACTATTTGTTATTTGTTACATATATATTATCAATTTAGTATCGTGTTTGTCTTGTAAGGCTATATATAGGTATATCTGGAATATAGGTAGGACGGAGTCTACTCTTCCGGTCATTATTTCAGTGCCAGGCTACACATATATTATCATTAGGTGGCCGTATTCTCGTTGTAAGAGCTTTTAGCGGAGTGCTATACGCGTTGCTATACACGTGTTTTGGGTAAACCCGTATAAAAGTGTGACACTAGCCTATTAAACTAGTAATAGTAGGCTAACGTCGCACTATTTTAGAGAGCAGAAGAGACTATTCAGCCTCAACTACATCTAAGTTAACAATAGTTGCCAATGTTCTTACATTACTTGGCATATCGGTTGATTGTGACCAGTACTCTCTTTTAATCCAACATGGCATTATAGATAACTTTGGTAACATTACTTTTAATACTTCGTCGTGGTTGTAAGTCACTCGTTGGTTCTTGTTATTAACAAAGGTTATTACTTGATTTCTACCAAACCAACTTTTTCTTACTACAAAGTTAGCACGTTCTATTGGCGGATATATTAAGGCCAAGTCTTCAGGACTTAATTTAGCGATCGCTTCAGTTAATAATTCTTTGTTAGTTTTCACTACTTCAACTACTTCTGCTACTACTTCTTTTTTAAATTTGTTCATCTTTATTATATTTAATTTGTTATTTATTATTTGTTACATTTATATTATCAATTACTATCCGTATTCTTATTGTAAGAACGTTTAGTTATATATTAAGTCTTTTTGTTCTTGAGTCAAGTCGTCACTATCTTGCATTTTAAGTTTTAAAGCATGATATGCATATTGCACGTCAACATCTAAGTCGTCGTCAGAATCAATATCTGCTAATAATTCTTTTGCTTCATACAATAAGTCTAAAACTTTCATTATTGTTGTTGTTAAATCTTTCATAGTATTAGTATTTATTTGTTACATTTATATTATCAATTACTAGCCGTATTAAGACTGTAGATAATAAAGCCTTTTTAAAGCTTGCTTAGGCTTGAGGGTATTAGGCATAGTTATTTATTATAAACTGTAACCATACCTTATGGTCTGACCCATCTACTAAGACTCCATAATAATCCGCTATTTGATCTTCCTCCTCCTCTGTTGGATATAGGTCTGGATTATTATATAGGTCTTCCAATAATTCTATTAATCCTTCCTTAGTCAATAACCTTTTTAATTCCTTTTTAGATAATTTAGATTGTTCCATTTTTTATTTATTTATTATTAATTATTTTATTCAATTATATTATCATTTTCACCTCGTGTCCTTACTGTAAGGACTTATATAACTTTATATTTATATAAATTTCTAGTCAATAATTTATCAACTTCTTCTAAGTCTTTTTTATTTATTATTAAATTTGAATTTAATATATAAAAAGAATAATTTAATTTGTTAGAATTAATTAATATTGAATTAATTAAAGATTTGAAATTTTGATTGATTTTTAAAGTCATTTTATTTGATTTATTTATTATTATTAATTTCTTTATTCATATATATTATCATTTTCTTGTCGTATTAAGACTGTAAGAATTTTTGCTATACGCGTTGCTATACGCGTTGCCCACGGCTCCACCTGCTAATTCCATCTAGTGGAGTAAAAAGAGCCATGTTACAGGCTCTAGTATTTAGCTTATAAAATAACTTCTTTTAAGAGACTAGTTCATTTAAAGCGTCTTCAATACTGCTTATTATTAGTTCTGCATGAATTTGTTCTACTAATACTAATTTAAGTTCTTCTAGTTCTTGCAGTTCATCTATATATTCATCTTCTTCTATAGTTTCATAAAAAGCAAATATCTTTGTTTCTACTAAGTCTAATAGCATACTAAGTTGTTCTAAGTCTAATGTCATAATTTTTAATTTTATTGTTTATATTAATTTCTTTATTCATATATATTATCATTTATATAATGTGTCCAGACTGTAAGTATATGTAGTTGGTTGCTATACACGCTTGCGCGTTGCGCTTCGCGTTATCATATCACATCATATAACATACCAGCCAGGAGTGCATACGCCACGCCAGATCGTATAACATACCAGCTATATCATATACATATACATCAAACGTTATGATCACACATACATATCCCAATCGAAACTAGCAGCAGTAGCCATGTCATGCATGCCGTAGGAAAAGGCAAACCAAATTGTACAAAGTCAAAAATCATCCGGGGGGTGGGGTAAACCAGAATCGTTTTCTTTTGTAGGGGGTTGGTCAGAAACTGCGTTGTAACAACAAACTTATATATTTGCAACAACATCATATATTTGTAACATACTTTTAAATCAACATAAAAATTTTTTATAATATTTTTTTACATCTTATTATAATAAACGCACGTCAACTTATAATAACAAATGAACGAAAAGAGTGACGTTAGGTAGTTATATATAAAAATAGTAGGCTAATGTCACACTGTAAGAATTTATGACTATGCGTAATTGTTATACTATAAATAATAAGTAATTATGGCATTCCAATTAAGAAGTCAATCATCACCTTTAAAGAAACAGAATCTTTCTCCTAAAGCTGCTAAAGCTAAAGCGGAAAGAGATTTGGCTTATGCTAAAACCGATGATAGGAGAATTAAGAAAGCACATTCGCAAAGGATGCATCGTAAGGACCCTAAAGGTAAAGGTATGGATTACGACCATGAAGATGGTAGGTTTGAATCTGTAAAACAGAATAGGGGCAATGAAGGTGAAGGTACAAAAAAAGAAAGCGGTAAAAATTATAAAAGAGGCTAATATGAATGTAAAAGGTATAGGTCCCCAGGGATTGGGTATTAAAGGCCATAACGGATTATGGATTGGAGACGCTAGTGCTTCTACTCCGTTTAAGCAAACAGTAAAAGATAGTTGTTATAAAAAAGTAAAAGCTACCTATGATGTATTCCCTTCCGCATACGCGAGTGGAGCTATAGCCAAATGTAGAAAAGCTAAATCAAAATAATGATACGCAAGACTGAAAAAGGGGCATCGTTAAAAAGATGGTTCCAAGAAAAGTGGACAGATGAAAAAGGCAATGTATGTGGGTCTGCGGAGAATAAGAATACAAAAGCATGCAGGCCTTCCGTAAGAGTTAATAAAGATTCCCCAAAACCGTGGAGTCAAATGACGCAAGACGAAAAAACAAAAGTGGTGTCTGCTAAAAAGAAAGTGGGCATGGGGGCTAAAAGATCAAGTAAAAGTAACGTATCATAAATAATAATAGGATGAAGAAACAATGTTCATGTGAAGCACCTAAGGTTTCGCCATTAAAAAAAACAGCAGCTTGGACTCGCAAAGAGGGTAAGGACCCAGCAGGAGGATTAAACGCTAAAGGAGTTGCAAGTTACAGGAGAGAGAATCCAGGTAGTAAACTACAAACAGCGGTAACTAAAAAACCTTCTGAGTTAAAGGCAGGTAGCAAAGATGCTAATCGTAGAAAATCTTTCTGCGCTAGAATGTCTGGCATGCCAGGAGCAATGAAAAAACCAAACGGAGAACCAACAAGAAAAAAACTTGCATTAGACAAGTGGAACTGTTAATATATAAATAATCAAAAATGGCAATACAAATAAGTTACCCAACAGCAACTAATGTAACATTAAGCGATAGATTGTTAGGAACACAATATGATCCAGAAACGGGTTCTGCGGTTACAAAAAATTTCAGTATAAGCAGCGTAGCTAATCTAGCAAAAGACGTTACATTGAATAATGGTGTATCAGGGGTATTTGAGACAAGTTCAAATGATATTTGGCAGATAACAGTAGTTGAAGGAATTATAACGGGAATAGAATTAGTAGGATAATAATAGAGATACATGGCTATAATATACAGTTACCCAGATAATACAAATATCCTTTTAACAGATTTGTTAATTGGAACGTCTACTGTTAGGATAGCAGGTAAAAAAAAGAACCTAACAAAAAACTTCACGGTTGAGGCATTGGGTAATTTTATAAGTTTAAATAATCCAACTGTTTGGGGAACCATAGATGGTGACCTAGAGAATCAAATTGATTTATGGAATGCATTACAATCTAAACAAGGTAATATAACGTTAACCACTAGCGGGACAGAAGGTCCTTCAACTTTAATAGGGGATGTTCTTAATATACCGCAATATAGCGGAGGAGGTAGTCAAAATCTTCAACAAGTAACTGACATAGGAAATATCACTACCAATGATATAATAGTAAGTGACGGCGCTTACGAAAGTTATATTGGACCTGAAGGAACTATTTATAGTAAAAATATTTTAAGCGATAGATTTATCGCAATTAATGCTGATTATGGATTAGCATTTATTTATTATGGATTTAACTTTTACCTACAAGCAGATAATTATACCCCTACGAATGATATAAAATTTTTCTTACCTACTTCAAAATTAGGTGCTGAATATACAATCGCAACTACTGACGACATTCCAACTATAGGTACTTGGGGAGCATTAAATTATCCAATTTGGTCAAGTGGCACACCATTTGTAAAGATGACTGCTGCCGGAACATTTGCATTGGATACAAATACATACCTAACTACGGCTGTAACGTCTATAGATATTACTGTGCCTCCTGCATTTAGTGTTACACCGAGTTCTATTACAACATCAGGAACATTTGCAATAACAGGAGCAGGAACAGCTTCACAATATGTTAGAGGCGATGGAACATTAGCTAATTTCCCAACATCCACAGGGGGCGGTTCATCTTTTAATTATTATCTTAATGGTAGTATTTCTCAAGGTACATTTGGAGGAAATACTTATTATCAAATGAGTAGAACGCCGATACTTGGAGCTGGTACTAATTTTACAAGAACAAATGGAGCTGGTAATGGATATATTGCATCATTTATAACTGACGCAGGAGATCCTAATCAATTAAATATACCTGGTGGTAATTGGAATGTAGAGTTTTGGTTTCAAGCAAGCAGTGGTGGTGGTACACCTAGTTTTTATGCTGAACTTTATAAGGTAGATGCAATTAATGTTTTTACACTCATTGCAAGTGACTCTTTAAATCCTGAAGGCATTACAAATGGTACAGTTGTTGACCAATACTTTACTTCAATTCCAGTGCCTCAAACCGCATTACTTACAACTGATAGATTAGCTGTTAGAATATTTGTAAATACAGGAGGTAGAACTATTACACTACATACTGAAAATGGTAATTTATCAGAAGTATTAACTACATTTTCATCAGGACTAACAGCATTAAATGGATTAACCCAACAAGTGCAATATTTAGCAGTAGGAACTTCAGGAACAGATTTTAATATCGATAGTGCGCTTGAAACACATACATTCAATTTACCGTCTGCATCAGCAACCGCAAGAGGATTAGTAACTATAAACGGGCAAACATTTGCGGGAGCAAAGACGTTATCAACTGCTCCGATATTAAGTTCATTAACTGCATCACAGTTATTGGCATTAGACGCAAGTAAAAACGTTCAGTCATTAGATACTGCAACATATCCTTCATTAACTGAATTAAGTTATGTAAAAGGAGTTACAAGTCCTATTCAGGCGCAGTTAAATAAAATAAAAACATTGGTGCGACAAACGCCAAATGCAAGATACCAATTAAGTTCCGACCTCACTTGGAAAGGTTGGGCAGCAGATGTATTTTTCTTTACTGCTTTGCCATCTACTATTTTAGGCACGGGAACAGAACCTACATTAACAAACATTAATTTTGAACAAGGAATTATCACAACTAATGTGATTAAAGTTTTGAAAAATATAAGGTTTAATATGTTTGGAACAAACCCTTTTGAAGTTGAAATTGCAATATACAAATCAGATTATAATGCGACAGTTAATAGTAATGTCTCTAACATTAGAAAAATATATGGTGGCTCGTTAATTTTTACAAGTGGTTCAGGTGGTCCATTGTACACAACCGCACAAAGAATTATTAATATAACAGATATTGACGATACTCCGATTAACCATATTAGTAAATACACGTTGTATTTTAAGAATATTACTGGTGGTAATTATTTAAGATATTATTTAGATTGGAATTTTGAAAATAGTTAATTATGAAATATTATATAGATAAAGAAGGAAAATATAGAGGCGAATATACTCGTTTGGACTTAGTTGAAAAATATGAATTGATAGAAGTTCCATTTCCTCCAAGTTCAGATTTATTAATTCCTATTTGGAATGGATTAGAGTGGGCTGAGGGAATTACTGAACAGGAATTTCAAATCATAAAACAGCAAAAAATTGAAGAATTAAACAAACTTCAATATAATGAAATGGAACCGTATGATTGGTATTTTATAAGATTGTTTAGAAAAGGGACAGCAGTTCCGCAAGAGATATTAGATATTATTACTGAAATTGAATTAAGATATAATAATTTAAAAAATGGAATATGAGCACAAAAGAAAAAGTAGATTTATTATTAAGTAAATGGGTTAGTAGAAAACTGATGGTATTTATAATAGCGTCGTTTGGATTATTTTTTGGTAATTTAGAATCTAATGATTGGGTAATTGTAGCGACAGCGTATATTGCGATAGAGGGAACAACAAGCATTGTAGAAAGATTAATGAAGTCTAAACTAGACTTAAAATAAACAATACTAATGGTAATAACAATAAAAAGATTATATAAAACTGAAACCTCAACAATAGGAGAACTTTTAGTTAATGGAGTATGGGAATGTTTTACGCTAGAAGATACGGAAAGAAAAATAAAAATAAAAGGCGAAACAGCAATACCTAAAGGGACTTATAGGGTAATAATAAATGAATCAAATAGATTTAAAAGACTATTACCTTTATTAATTGATGTTCCTAATTTTGAAGGTGTGCGTATTCATAGTGGAAATTCAAATCATGATACAGAAGGATGCATACTTGTAGGTCAAACAAGAAATAAGAATTACATTGGTCAATCAAGGAAGGCGTTTGAAAAGTTATTTAAAAAAATACAAACTGCTAAAGATATAACATTAACAATTTTATAATATGAAGAATATAATAACAATGCTCCTTTTGGTTTTAATTACATCTTGTGGAGCTAGGAAAGTTAGTAAAGAAACACTGGCGATAAAAAAAGATAGTATTGTAAAAACAGACATTGCGGTTACAACTATAGAAAACCAAAATAAAAAAGACTCTACAAATATAAACACATTAGTTTTAACAGACGAGTTTATTATAACACCAATAGATACAGCTAAGCCGATATTCGTAAATAACGTAGAATATAAGAACGTTGTTTTAAAGATAAAAAAAACTAAAGCTAATACTTTATATACAAATAACAAAACGGAGTCTAATACTAAGCTTAAAGACTCAATAGTAGGCATTGTAGCCATTAAAAAAGAAACTGTAAATGAAGACTCAAAGTTTATTGACAAAAAAGAAAGCATTGTTGGGAATATTATCGTATATTCACTACTATTATTATTTTGGATTATTGTTATATTGTTTATTAGAAAAACGTATAAAGAGTATGTTGCGTAGTTAAAGTTAAAAATTATACGTAATAATAAAATTATTCAATCAAATCAAATCAAATTAAATATGTCAGATGCAATAGTAAAAAATCTTAGCTTTGGTGATGAAGCCAGAGATAAGATATTTGAAGGTATTACGAAACTAACAAAAGCAGTTAGTTCAACATTAGGGGCCGGTGGTAAATGTGTTATGTTAGAAGACAATCACGGTAGACCTATTATAACAAAGGATGGAGTAACGGTGGCAGATAGTATTATACTATTAGATCCTGTTGAGAATATGGGGGCAAGGCTTTTAAAAGAAGCAGCTCGTAAAACTGTTAAAGAAGCCGGAGATGGTACCACTACAGCAACAGTGTTAACTCACGCTATTTTAGAAGAAGCTTATAAAGTACAATCTAAAACAAACTCTAGAGAATTAAAAAATGGTATTGAAGCAATGACAGAACAAGTAATAGCTTACTTAGAGTCGATTGCTGTGCCAGTTACTGGGGATATGATTGATAACATTGCAACTATATCTACAAACAACGATCCAATACTTGGTAAAATTATTGGCGATGCTTTTAGAGCAGTTGGTGAGAATGGTATTGTAATGATGGAGTCATCAACATTGCCTGAAACAGAAATAGAAATTATAGATGGAGTTCAATATGATAAGGGATTAGTTAATTCACATTTTATAACTAACCCAAATAAAAGAGTTGCTGAATTAGACAACCCTTTAGTTTTGATAATTGAATCTCCAGTTGAAAGCATTAGGCAGATACAGTCTGTTTTGGAATATGTAATAAAAACAAATAAATCTTTATTAATTATAGCAGATATTGAAACTAATGTTTTAGCAGCGCTTGCAATGAATAAAGTAAAAGGAAATATAAAGGTTAATGTAATCAATGCTCCAACCTATGGTATCAGTAAGAAAGATACATTAATGGATTTAGCATTATTAACCGGAGCAACCATTATAAATGAGGATCTTGGAGATGATATGGATCTTATCCAACCAGATCATTTAGGTAGTTGCTTAAAAAGTACAACAGATGATTCCGAGACTATAATTCAAGTTGGCGAAACAACTGAAGAAGTGCAGGAATTAATTGATGGATTAAAAGAGCAATTAGAAAGCAAACTTAACCCGGGCGAAGTAATAAGATTAGAAAAAAGGCTTGCTAGATTATCAGCTAAAGTAGCGGTAGTAAAAGTAGGTGCTAATTCAGATATTGAATTAAAAGAAAAAGCAGATAGAGTAGAAGATGCCATTTGCGCAACTAAAGCAGCTATTAAAGAAGGTATTGTTCCTGGAGGCGGAATTGCTCTACTTGATGCATCCAAAAGTTTTGAAATATCAAATACAGGAGGAGATGTATTATTAAAAGCTATCCAAGCCCCTTTTAAAACAATATTAAATAACGCGGGTATTGGTTACTCAATAGACGGATCTAAAGCGCCAGGTTACGGCTTAAACGTAGTTACAAGTGAATATGTGAATATGATTGAAGCTGGGATTATTGATCCATTACTTGTTACTAAGTCAGCATTAAAGAATGCAGCATCCGTAGCTGTTACAATATTATCAACCGATTGTGTAATCAATAACTTAAGAGTAAATGAAAGCAATAGGTAATAATATTATAATCCTACCAAAAAAAACGGGGTTATCAAAAACAGAAAACGGATTATTATTAAAAGAGAAAGATAGAGAAAACATACGTTATAAAGAAGCTATTGTAGTATCGGTAAGCGATGATATAAAGAGTTTAAAAGAAGCGGATGTTATATACTACGATAAAAGCGCAGGTCATGGTATTGAGTTTGATGGAAATAATTATCAGGTTATAAAATTACAAGATGTTGTAATAGTTTTATGAGAAAGCCAGAAGCAAAAGATATAAAAGATCTTGGCTTATTAAAACATTATCGTTTAATACGTAGATGGGCTTGTAGAAACAACAATTTAACCGATGCTGATTTAGAACTACTCATATACTTTGATTGTATGGATTTCTTTACCAAACAAGATTATAAGATAGGTACTTACGCATATAGTTGGGACAATAAACGCTGGAACAATTTGTTAAAAGAAGGGTGGATAGTAGTGTGGCGAAATAGAAACCATACAACCCAAAAGTATAACATATACAAAGTTTCATTTAAGTGTAAACAACTAATAAGCAGGATGTATCGAATTATGTTAGGAGAAGAAGACATACCAACAAGTCATAGGAATGTTATAATGAACGGCAAAACGTATACTGATATAGTATTGCAAACTGCAATAAAGCATGTAAATAAAGATAAAACAAGATGATGAATAATTTGAATCCACAAATAGATCAACCAATCAATCCTGGTATTAAACAATCAGGTGCGCCAGTGCCTTTTTCGCCAAAAGCGCAAACTAATATAACTGGGGTATTTGGTAATCCTATATCTAATTCATACGATAGATCTATGGCAACTAATCCAGGATTAGGAGTTAACAATAATGTAGTGCCCACTGAGGGATTTGCTCCTCCAGTTCCTACTATTGCTCCAATAGTTCCACCTAATAATTTATATTAATAAACAACTATATAACAATGGATATAAAAGCAAAAGTGCATCCAATGCACGTATTTGATAAAGAAGCTAAAATGAGTGGCGTTGGCGCTAACGCTTTATGGGATGGACCGTTTGATACAACTGGTTATCCAAAAGGCAAAGGGTCAAGTTCTGGCATAAACGGGATAAAATTAAGATTTGACGAACCAACTTGCAATGGATGCGCTCCTATTACTCAAAGAGTAAAAGCGAAGATTTAATGCATGGGCATGATTTAAGATTGTATATTCTTAATATAATCACATTAGCATTAAGCTTCAGCAACAAAGTGGAAAACACATTAAAGATAGTATTACTTATAGTTTCTATTGTATACACATGTATGAAAATAGCGGACTATATAAAGACTAAACGTATTAAAGAATAACCAATAATTAATAACCAAAAACAAAAACAAAATGACAAATTTCATTTCAATTCCTGTAACTAGCGCAACAGAGTACGCGGCGGGAGACAGATTAGTTAATGTAAATACTATTTTAGGTATTTTTGCTACTGATACAAACAAAGTAACACTTTTTACAGCAGGTGAAAATGTTGTACTTACAACTACAGCCGCTAAAGCAATTCCTGTTCTTGAGGCAATCAACGCAGCTATTGGAGCAACCCCCGGAGGGCAAGTAGTGGAAGTTGATTTACCAACCGGATCTCAAGTTACATCTGTAGCAATAGCATAATAATAATTTAGACCAGCCGTAATTAATTTTGCGGCTGTTTTATTAAACTAATATAATATGGCAACTAAAAAAAAGATTGTAGAAAAAGGCAGTTATGAGAAAGGTAAAGTTGAAACTTACCCATCTAAAAAAGCAATGGTAAAACACGAAAAGAAAGAAACTAAAACTTTTGAAAAAGGAGAAAGTAAAAAACCGTCTCCAATGAAAGCAAAAACTTCTTTTCCAACTAAAGCTATAACTGGGGCTATAATAAAACCAGGTAAAGCAACAGTTATTGCTGTAAAACCAAAAGGTAAACCAACAACTCAAAGTCCTGTAGCGCAAAAGAAGTCGCCTACTAAAATGAAAAAGTGTTAGGGATTATAAAATAAACAATATATGGAGAGTAAAGGATTAGGAGATGTGATTGAAAAAATTACTACTTCAACAGGTATAAAAGCAGTTGTTGATAAAGTTTCGGAAGTTACAAAAAAACCTTGTGGTTGCGCACAAAGAAAAGAAGCATTAAATAATCCAAACCTTTTAGTTAACAAGATATTATTCAAAGGCAATGTTCAAACTAAATAACCCATTCTCAACATTATCTAATACGCCTATACATAAAAAGAAATTACCTAATGGCATTAATGCTGAGGCAAATTCTGATGGCAGTATTAATGTAGATAAAAGTTTAAAAGGAAAAGAACTTGATTTAGCTATAGGCCATGAAATGGTGCATCTAGATCAAATGAAAAACCCTATTAAGCAATTAGGTTATGATGATGATTATGTATTCTGGAAAGGCAAAAAATATGCTCGTGATTCTATGGAAGAAGGAAGTAAAAATCTACCTTGGGAAAAAGAAGCTTGGGCAAAACAAGGTGCTTATGCTAAAATGTTAAAAAGCAAAAAAAGCACGTAATAATAATATTATATAAATCTAATATTATTTAATTATGAAAAAAGTATTTTTAATTATCGTAGTTGCATTATTTAGTTTAAATATTTTTGCTCAGTCAAAAATTAGTTCTAATAATTTAGTTGGTTTTTGGGAGCCAGATAAACATTCGTCAAATATGGTTTTTTGGTTAGATGCCAAACATAATTTACAAATGGTAGAATTTGATACAATGGATGGAGCACCATTACGTTTGTTATCAATGAAGATTATAAATGATGAATTAGTAGTTAAAACTATATGCGACGAAAAGAATTGGGAAATAGAAAGTACTTATACTTTCATAGATAATAATACTTTGCAATGTTCTATCAAAGGGCCGATTAGTGGCACTGTAATATATACAAAAATAAAATAACAAACAACTAAAAACAAACACAATGGCATACAAACAATCACCTGGTAGAGGAAACAACGCTAAGACGGGGCACGGAATACCTTCTCCTTTTAAACAAGAAGGTCCAAAAACAGAAAAGATTAAAGCACAAGTTGCTAAAAAAGAAGCTTCTGGAGCGACTTACGCAGAAACTAAATCTGCAGAAAAGTTTGCTAATAAGGCTCCTGGTACTGGATTAATACCTGGTACAGAAACTAATATTAAATCTGGTAAGACTCAGCCTAAGGCTTATGAAAAGTCTTTAAAGTCTGGTAAAGAACTGGGGTTAGAGAAATCTCCAAATGACATGTTCATTACCGATTCTGCCGGAAAAATTATTAAGAAAGCAGAGGCTAAAAACCCTAAAGCTATTGAAGCATTGAAAAAAGAATATGGTTCAGCAAAGGCATCTACAAAAGATGCTAGAACAGCAAATTCAGCTGCTCAAAATTACAGATTAAAATTAGCCGGAAAATAAATGAAAAACCTATCAATAACAGGTTATAAAAAAAATAGTCCTGATAAAGATAGACCTTATAATGTAATACCAAGCGGGGAGATCACAATGAAAGATGTAGATTTTCCCGTATTAGGTATTGATAATAAAGGTAACTCTAAAGAAATGCAGCCAGGTGAAGATTATTCATTTCCTGGAGATACTGTTTTAGAATTTCCTATGTTAGGAGATATTATAAAAAACAAAAAACAAATATACAATAATATATTTAAAAAATAATTATGGGACAATACGGAAATCAACCAGATTTTGGAACAAGAGGAGCTAATTTAGAACCAAGTGGGGATGCTGATCCAGGGCAAGAAAATCCTGGCGTAAGTTGGGATTCGGCCGCATTATATATTGGGACCGGTGGCGATTTATATGTTGACTTAGTCGGTGGGAATAGTGGAGCTTATTATACTTTTTTCAAAGCAGTACCTAGCGGTACATTTTTACCAATTATAGTAAATAAAGTTTGGGCAACCATTGATGGAGAACAGGGTACAACTTGTCTTAATATAGTAGCTCTTTACTAATGGGGTGGGGAATGGGTATTGGCATAGGTTGGCCTAATGCAACTTCTGGAGGCGTTAATACGCAAGGCTGGTTCAGTGTTCCGGAAACTTGCGTAAGCGGGCCGGTGGGCGGAGCGTACACTCAATACTTCGAAAGCACTAATTATAAAGAAGGGGATTACGTGTATGCCCTTGAAGATTCTGGATATGTATTATTAGGCCCTTTTCAAAAAACAACTCCTATAATAGCAAAGTTATTTACAATAGAAGGAGAACCTATCGGTAGTTGCCCAATATAATAAATAAAATAAAATAGCAGGTGGGAGGTAAGGTATCTCACGGGTCTCATAAGCCCGCTTAAATCAGTTCGACTCTGATACGTTGCTACTAATTAATAATTAAATCAAATAAAATGGAAGTAGTAAAACAAATTACAAAAGAACAATTAGAAAAAGTAGTTGCTCAACAAAAAGATCTAACAGGGATATTAACTAACTTAGGTGTTTTAGAAACGCAGAAGCATAGTCTATTACATAAGATTGCAGATTTAAACAAAGAAGTAGAAGAGTTTAAATTTGAATTAGAGCAAGAATATGGTCCAGTAAATATTAATTTAGAGGATGGTTCATATACTGTAATTGAAAAAGAAAATAAAGAATAATGACTTCTATCATTAGAAAAATAAGTATTGGGGCTGATTACAAAAATGATGCAATGCATTATTCAGTAGGGCAAAATGTTTATGGTGGACATGAAATATCCCATATCTTGTTAGAGGAAGAAGACAACTCCTATAATATCTATATAAAGAAAGAAGACGAAGTAATGCCATGGAAGAAATTCAACTCTAACATGGCAATTTCGGTTGAATACGATTTAGAATATTAAAGTGACGGGGGTCTTTGATTTCATAGTTAAACCAGTTGGGTCTAGGTATGAAAATAGTGTTGAAATTGATGGTAAAGAATTAATTTTAAATACTAAGATAGAAAGTTTTAAATCTGTTAATAATACCGCAATTGTTGTAGCAATACCGCTTGCATATAAAACAGATATAAAAATAGGGGATACTATAATCATACATCATAATGTCTTTAGGAGATTTTATGATATGAAAGGTAAACAAAAAAACAGTAGAGCATACTTCAAAGAAGATCTATATTTTTGTAGTTTAGATCAAATCTACTTATATAAAACAGATACAGAATGGAAATCATTTGGAGATCGTTGTTTTATAAAGCCATTAAAGAATATCGATCATTCTAAGCTTGATAAAGAGAAAAAGCTTATTGGTATATTAAAATATGGTAATGACTCTTTAAAAGAGCTTAAAATCAATCCTGGAGACTTAGTGGGTTATACTCCTTTTGGAGAATATGAATTCATTATAGAAGGCCAGAGATTATATTGTATGAAATCTAATGATATTGTTATTAAATATGGATATAAAGGAGACGAAGAAGAATATAATCCTAGCTGGGCACAAAGCGGTTCTTGAATTAATTAAAGTTGCTGAAGAGGCTATTTTAGATAATGGGGAAGATGATTTATCAGCGGATAAACTTAAGAATGCTGCAGCCACAAAAAAACTAGCAATATTTGACGCTTTTGAAATTCTAAATAGAATTGAGGATGAAGAGCGCATGTTAGAAGATGCTGATAAAGATATTACAACTAAGCCTTTTAAAGGTTTTGCAGAGGGGAGGTCTAAATAATGTACGAACAAACACTATATAGAATATTACCCGATCATATAAAACAAAATGTTATAAAGAAAACAAATCGCTATAACAATTGGAAATATGGATATAACAAAGAACACGATGTTATTGTTATAAGTAAGACTGGAAAGATTGGCGAAATATATGAGATACAAAATCTTAAGATAGCTTTGCCGTTGGTTGAAGATGGATATAAGAGAAACGCTAAAAAAGAAGAACAATACTGGCAACAGTTAGAGGTTCCAAAAGAGCTTGAAAAAATAAAGAATGTATTTGACTGGAATAAATACCCAGACACGTTTAAAGAGAAGTGGTACGATTATATTGATACAGAATTTAAGTATCGAGATGAAGGATTTTCATTTTATAGTAATGGTACACCAACATATATAACAGGTACGCATTATATGTACTTGCAATGGAGTAAGATAGATGTAGGTGCCCCGGATTTTAGAGAGTCTAATAGATTATTCTTTATATTTTGGGAAGCCTGTAAAGCGGATTCGAGAAGTTATGGAATGTGTTATTTAAAAAATAGACGTTCCGGATTTTCATTTATGTCTTCTGCTGAATTAGTTAATCAAGCGACAATGTCAAGTGATTCAAGATTTGGTATTTTATCAAAGTCTGGAGCAGATGCTAAAACAATGTTTACCGACAAGGTTGTTCCAATATCGCTTAATTATCCTTTTTTCTTTAAACCTATACAAGATGGTATGGATAGACCTAAAACAGAACTTGCTTATAGAGTTCCTGCTTCTAAGTTTACCAGAAGAAAATTAGATAATAGCGAAACATCAGAAGAAATCACAGGATTAGATACTACTATTGATTGGAAGAATACCGGAGACAATAGTTATGATGGTGAAAAATTAAAACTATTAGCACACGATGAGTCTGCTAAATGGTTAAAACCAGATAATATTCTTAATAACTGGAGGGTTACTAAAACTTGTTTAAGATTAGGTAGTAAAATTATTGGTAAGTGTATGATGGGTTCTACCTCAAACGCTTTAGATAAAGGAGGATCTAATTATAAAAAACTTTATTATGACTCAGACGTTACCAAAAGAAACCGCAACGGGCAGACTAGCTCAGGATTATATAGTTTGTTTATACCTATGGAGTGGTCCTACGAAGGATTCATTGATACTTATGGATTACCTGTATTCGATACTCCGGAAAAACCAATCAAAGGAGTTGATGGAAATGAAATAGATTATGGTGTAATTGAACACTGGCAAAATGAAGTAGATGGTTTAAAATCAGATTCTGATGGATTAAATGAATACTACCGACAATTTCCAAGAACAGAGCAACACGCTTTCAGAGATGAAACAAAACAATCTTTATTTAATCTAACTAAAATCTATGAGCAAATAGATTATAATGAAGACTTAAGGAATACAAATGTTTTAACTAGGGGAAGCTTCCAATGGGAGAATGGAATACTGGATTCAAAAGTACAATTCTTCCCTAATAAAGACGGTAGGTTTTTAATTACTTGGGTTCCGCCTAAGTATATGCAAAACCGCGTAATAATGAAAGATGGGTATAGGTTCCCAGGTAATGAACACTGTGGCGCTTTTGGGTGTGATAGTTATGATATATCAGGAACTGTTGATAATAGAGGATCTAACGGTGCTCTTCATGGATTAACTAAATTCTCTATGGAGGATGTTCCTGCTAATCATTTCTTTTTAGAATACATTGCCAGACCTCAAACCGCTGAGATATTCTTTGAAGAAATATTAATGGCTTGCGTTTTTTATGGTATGCCTATATTAGCAGAGAATAACAAAGCAAGATTATTATACCATTTCAAAAGAAGAGGTTATAGAGGGTTCTCAATGAATAGACCTGATAAAGTATGGAATAAATTATCGCCAGCTGAAAAAGAAATAGGCGGTATACCAAACTCAGGGCAAGATATAATACAAGCACACGCGGCAGCAATTGAAACATATATTGAAAGTTATGTTGGATATAGTACTGATTCTCATGGAGATATGTATTTTCAAAAAACATTAGAAGATTGGGCAAGATTTAATATAAATGACAGAACAAAGCATGATGCTTCTATTAGTTCTGGATTAGCTATAATGGCATGTAATAAACACATGTATACGCCAACCAGTAGTTTTCAAAAAGACAAAGTTCCTTTAAACTTTAAAAGATATAACAATAACGGTGATAGTTCAAAAATAATATAATAGATGATTTATACTAATAGTAATAGTTCTTTTCCTAGCCAGGTGGTACCTGATGAAGAAAAACAAAGTTATGAATACGGTAGAGCCGTTGGAAGAGCTATAGAGAATGAATGGTTTAGAGGAGACAGAGTTGGTAATGGAGTTGGAAACAGATGGGGATCAAACTGGCAAAACTTTCATAGACTTAGATTATACGCAAGGGGAGAACAACCTGTACAAAAATATAAAGATGAATTATCTATAAATGGTGATTTATCGTATCTTAATTTAGATTGGAAACCTATTCCTGTTATCCCTAAATTTGTAGATATTGTTGTAAATGGAATATCAAATAAAGCGTGGGAAATAAAAGCTTATGCTCAAGACCCTGAAGCTACTAAAACAAAAACTAGATATGCAGAAGGTATTCTAAGAGATATGATGGCTAAAGACCTATTGAATGATATTCAATCAAAGTTAGGTGTTAGTTTATACAATACAACAGATCCTGCGAATTTACCTGAAACAAAAGAGGAGCTTGAAATTCACTTGCAATTAAACTACAAACAAGCAGTTGAAATTGCAGAAGAAGAAGTGATAAATCAAATACTTGATCGCAACAGATATACTTTAATTAATAGAAGATTAAATTATGATCTTACTGTATTAGGTATTGCGGCAGTAAAAACAAATTGGAATCCAGCAAATGGAGTAACAATTGAGTATGTTGATCCTGCTAACTTAGTTTATTCTTACACGGAGGATCCAAACTTTGAAGATATATATTATGTTGGGGAAGTTAAATCTATTAGCTTAGAGGAGCTTAAAAAGCAATTCCCTCATTTGAGTGATGCGGATTTAAAAGAAATAGAAAAATATCCTGGGGACGTTAATTACACTCGTAATTATTATGGCCAAGATCAAAACGATAATACAGTACAAGTACTTTACTTTGAATATAAAACATATTCTAATCAAGTATTTAAAATTAAGCAAACAGAACAAGGATTAGAAAAAGCATTAGAGAAACCTGATACTTTTAATCCGCCAGAAAGTGATAATTTTAATAGAGTATCAAGAAGCATCGATGTATTATACTCAGGAGCAAAGATCCTAGGATTTGAAAAAATGCTAGAATGGAAACTTGCTGAGAACATGACAAGACCTTTCGCTGATACTACTAAAGTCGAAATGAATTATACCATTTGTGCTCCAAGAATGTACAAAGGCAGAATTGAATCTATCGTAAGTCGTACAACCACGTTTGCTGATATGATACAATTAACGCATTTAAAACTACAACAAGTATTATCCAGAATGGTACCTGATGGAGTATTTGTAGATGTTGATGGATTAGCAGAAGTTGATTTAGGTAATGGTACAAATTACAACGCAGCTGAGGCCTTAAATATGTACTTCCAAACAGGTAGTATTGTAGGTAGATCACAGTCACAGGATGGTGGTCAAAACCCTGGAAAAGTGCCTATCCAAGAATTACAAACATCTTCTGGTAATGCAAAAATTTCTTCATTAATAAGTACATATCAGTATTACTTACAAATGATCAGAGATGTAACCGGGCTGAACGAAGCAAAAGATGGTAGTATGCCAGACAGAGATGCTTTAGTTGGATTACAAAAAATGGCTGCTGCAAATTCAAATACAGCGGTTAGACATATATTACAATCAAGCTTATTTTTAACGTTAAGAATATGTGAGAATATTTCACTTAGAATTAATGATTCATTAAATTATCCATTAACAAAGCAGTCGCTTATTGAAAGTATCTCTATATCTAATGTAGAAACTTTAAAAGAAATGGAAAATTTAAACCTTCATGATTTTGGTATCTATTTAGAACTAGAACCGGAAGAAGAAGAGAAAGCACAATTAGAACAAAACATTCAAGTTGCTTTACAGTCAGGTGGAATTGATCTTGAAGATGTAATTGATTTGAGACAAATTAAAAATCTTAAACTAGCTAATCAATCTTTAAAATATAGAAGAAAGAAAAAGTTAGAAAAAGATCAAGCTAATCAACAAGCAAATATACAAGCGCAAGCACAGGCAAATGCTCAAGCAGCAGAAGCGGCGGCAATGTCAGAAGTACAAAAACAACAAGCATTAGCGCAGACAGAAATACAGGTATTGCAATCTAAATCTCAATTTGAAATCCAAAGAATGCAACAAGAATTATTAATTAAGAAACAATTAATGGCAGAACAGTTTGGATATGATTTACAATTAGCACAAGCTGGAATACAAACAAAACAACAATTACAAGCAGAAGCAGAAGATCGAAAAGATAAAAGAACAAAAATACAAGCCACTCAACAATCAGAATTAATAGATCAAAGAAAGAATAATGCAATGCCAAAAGACTTTGAATCACAAGATGATTTAGGAGGAATGTTTGGTATGTAAGAATACTTATTAACTAATTTTATATTATTATATCATGTCAGAAAACGTAAAACAAGAAGGAGAATTTAAACTTCCGAAAAGGAAAGCTCCAATGAAAAAGTTAGATAAACCTAACGAAGTATCAAGAGTAGATTTATCAACTAAAAAAATAGACGCAGATGCCATTCAAGAGCAAAACCCAAATGAAAGCCTGTTGGGCAGCGAAGAGCCCAAAGTGGGACTGCAAGAAGTGGGCCAAGGAAACACCGAGGTTAAGCCAATTGCCAATCAAGTTGTCCAAGAAGAAATAATTATAATGCAAGAGGTAACTGATGAAGAAGTAGCAAGTGCTTCACAAACATTAGTTGACGAAGCAAATGAAGCTATTACTCATACAGAAAATACTGGTAAACCATTACCAGAAAATATAAACAAACTTGTTTCTTTTATGGAAGAGACAGGCGGAACTGTTGAGGATTATGTAAGATTAAATCATGATTACTCTTCTGTTAACAACGAAGCATTAATAAAAGAATATTATAGAAAGTCAAAACCACATTTAGACGCTGAAGAAATTGATTTCTTGATGGAAGATGAATTTAGTTATGACGAAGACGAAGATGATGAGCGAGACATCAGAAAGAAAAAACTTGCGTTCAAAGAAGAAGTTGCAAAAGCTAGAAACTTTTTAGAAGATCTTAAAGGAAAATACTACGATGAAATCAAGTTGAAACCATCGGTATCCAAAGAACAACAAAAAGCGGTAGACTTTTTTAACCGATACAACGAAGAACAACAAAATGTAGAAACACAGCATTCAAAGTTCAAGAATGATACTAAAGGTTTCTTTTCTCAAGAATTCAAAGGTTTTGATTTTAAATTGGGAGAGAAAAATTTTAGATATGGAATTCAGAACACAGAGGTTGTGGCAGATAAACAATCAAATATTACAAACCTAATCAAGAAGTTCTTGAATGAAAAAGGTGAAGTAGTAGATTTGAAAGGGTATCATAAAGCTATGTATGCTGCAGAAAATGCAGACACGATTGCAAATCATTTTTATGAGCAAGGTAAAGCCGATGCTATTAAAGAAGTAGTAGCAAAATCTAACAACATTACGACAGCCCCAAGACAAACGTCAACGGGTGAGATATTTGTTAATGGATTTAAAGTGAAAGCAATTAACGGTGTTGATTCTACAAAACTGAAAATTAAAAAATTTAACAATTAAAAATTAAACAATTATGGCAAATGTTACGCCTACGTTTGGAAGTATAGTTCCTTCTCAGAAGCAACAAGCTTTAAACACAAACTATTTGAATTTCACGGATCCAACTAATCCTGATTTTTCATCTTTCGCACAGCAATACTTACCTGAAATCTACGAAGCTGAAGTAGAGCGTTATGGAAACAGAACTCTTTCTGGATTCTTACGTATGGTTGGAGCAGAAATGCCAATGACTTCAGATCAAGTTATCTGGTCAGAACAAAATAGATTACACGTTGCTTACAATGATGTAGAGATTATTGATGGAAATACAATCAGCATTCCTGTTGATGTTACGCCAACTGTAGCTTCTGATTATGTAGCCAATGTACTTTCTATCAATCAAACAATTGTTATCATGAACCCTGCTACAGGCGTTGAATTGAAAGCAATTGTAACTAGCAAACCGGTTTATGATAATGGTACAGTTGATGTAGCGTCTTACACGACTGCCGCTTTGACTCCAACATTTACTGCTGGTGACTTAGTTAAGATCTTTGTTTTTGGTTCTGAGTATGCAAAAGGTTCAACATTAGCAAATGATGATTACCAAAGCATTACACCATCATTCACTCAATATTCTAACTCTCCAATCATTATCCGTAACAAATATGTTGTTAATGGTTCTGATACTGCACAAGTAGGATGGGTAGAAATTGCTACTGAAGACGGGGCTGGTGGGTTTTACTGGTATTTAAAAGCTGAATCTGAAACAAGGTTACGTTTTGAAGATTATCTTGAAATGTCTGTTGTTGAGGGTGAATTAGCTGCGACAGGTTCTGCTGCTGCTTCTGCTGGTAAAAAAGGTACTCAAGGTTTATTCTCTGCTGTTCAAGATAGAGGTAATGTATTGAATAACTTCTCAGCTGCTGCTGGATTACAAGAGTTTGATTCAATCTTGAAAAACTTAGATACTCAAGGGGCTATCGAAGAAAACATGTTGTTCTTAAACCGTTCTACTTCTCTTGACTTTGATGATATGCTTGCTGCATTATCTTCTGGAGCCGCTGGTGGAGTTGCTTACGGTTTATTCGAGAACTCTGAAGAAATGGCGCTGAACTTAGGTTTCTCTGGATTCCGTAGAGGTTCTTACGATTTCTATAAAACTGACTGGAAATACTTAAATGACGCATCGACTCGTGGAGCTGTTGCAAATTCTGGTATTGATGGATTGCTTATTCCTGCTGGAACATCTACTGTATATGACCAAATCTTAGGAACTAATATTCGTAGACCATTCTTACACGTTCGTTATAGAGCTGCACAAGCTGACGATAGAAGATTAAAATCTTGGGTAACTGGTTCTGTTGGAGGAGCTTACACATCTGATCTTGATGCAATGGAGGTAAACTTCTTATCTGAAAGATGCTTATGTGTTCAAGGAGCTAACAACTTTGTATTGTTTACTTCTGTAGATTCATAGATTAAACTTTGTAAATTTCGCCCTCATGTATTTTGGGGGCGACTTTTACTTTTTAAAAACAATTAATTATATTATATTATGTCAAAAGAAAAACAAACTCCAGCTGAAGGTTGGGAAATTAAAGATAGAACTTATCTATTAACAGGGAACCATAACCCTTTAACTTACACGATCTCTTCAAGACACTCAAGAAGATTTCCTTTACTCTGGGTTGATAAAGTAACCGGAGAACAAAAAGAATTAAGATACGCTACTAACATGAGTACCCCGTTCATTGACGAACAAAAAGGAGAGGCTACATTAGGACATATCATGTTTAAGAATGGTACACTATTTGTGCCTAAAGAAAAACAAAATTTACAAAAATTATTATCTTTATTTCACCCAATGCTTAATAAGAAATACCGCGAATTTGATGCGGTTATTAAAGCGGTGAATGAATTAGATATTTTAGAACTCCAGGTTGAAGCAATGACTGCTGCAATGAATATGGAAATTGATCAAGCAGAAGCGATTATACGCGTTGAGGTTGGATCTAAAGCGTCTAAGATGACTTCTAAGGAGATAAAAAGAGATTTATTACTATTTGCTAGGAAGAATCCAGGTTTGTTCTTAGAATTAGCTAATGACGAAAACGTACAACTTCGTAATTTTGCTATTAAAGCATGCGAAGCAAATATCATAAAATTATCTCAAGACCAACGTGATTTTAAATGGTCAAGTAATGGCAAAAAGTTAATGACTGTGCCTTTCGATGAAAACCCTTATTCAGCTATGGCTGCGTTCTTTAAGACCGATGAAGGTATAGAAATATTCCAGTCTATTGAGAAAAAATTTCAATAACACGTAATACTAATATAAGGCGGTGGTTTCGACTACCGCCTTAATATTATAATAAAGATACAAGATGGCAATAAACGTAGATACAGTTTACAAAACAGTTTTATTAATCCTTAATAAGGAGCAACGTGGTTATATGACACCACAAGAATTTAATAGTATTGGAACTCAGGTTCAGTTAGAAATATTTGAAAAATATTTTGAAGATTTAAACCAAGATTTACGAGTGCCTCAAACAGATATTGACTATTCTGATAGAGTTGAAAATCTTGATGAGAAAATAGCGATATTCAAAACATTTGGGACTGCAGATTATAATTACAGCCCAGTTAAAAGTTATTTTAAATTACCTGTTGCGGACGCATATAATACTACCGTAAACGGTATACTACCTACATTCTATAGATTAGGTTCCGTAGTATATACAGATGCTTATGGTCGTCAAGTAGAATTAGATAGGCTCCAAAGAAATGAATATTATAATATTCAAGCTTCACAACTTACAGCTTCTACAAAAGCATTCCCAACCTATTTATACGAAAACCAAAGATTATTCGTTAGCCCTAGCACTATAATAGATAATATAGGTGTAAATTATATTCGTAAACCGATAGATATTATATGGGGGTTTGTTGTTGGTGGTAGAGGTCAATATATATATGACTCTAATCCATGGGTTTATACGCCCTTACCTCCCTATTCTACTGGATCTATAAATTTTGAACTTCATGTATCAGAGCAAACCCACGTTATAATGCGCATTCTTATGTATGCGGGTGTTGTTATAAAGGATCCTCAGGTTATTCAGATAGCTGCACAACAAGTTCAAGCAGAACAAATCAACTCAAAAAGCTAAATAAACTATGGCATTTCCAAACGGTGGTTTAATAACCGAAACTAATAGACAATATTATGCAGGTTCGCAAGGATTTCAGGTAGCTGATCTTGCTGGGCAGTCTTCTTTTACTTTTACATTTGATACAAACTTAATATTAGGCAGTCCAACCGCGTGGGATCCTGCTACACCAGAATATGCTTTAAATAATTTTAAATTGTATATAAGTGAATTTGGCCTTGTTTATGACGAGGTTGATTTTGAATACGATTTAGTCGGCAATACAATTACTTTTGCAGGAGCTCCGGTGCCTTACGACTGGATTATTGTATGCCAATTAAAAGCCATCGACGGTGGAGCATACGGAAACAGAGACGCTTATGGCAATACTGTAGAAGAGAATTACGGTAGTTATGCCTACATAAAGCTTAATGATCTTATAAACAACTTTGAGGTTGCTTATGTTGGAGCAGACAAGTTGATACCAAGCATTAAAAGAACAGATATTATATTTCATGCAAAACGTGGGTTACAGGAGTTTAGTTATGATACATTGAAAAGTATTAAAGCTCAAGAGTTAACAGTGCCACCGAGTTTAAGTTTAGCGATACCTCAAGACTATGTAAACTACGTTAAAATGTCGTGGGTAGATAATCAAGGCGTAAAGCATATTATATATCCTACCAGGCTTACAAGCAGCCCTACCGGTACACCAGTGCAAGATAATCAAGGGGTTCCGATACAAAGCAACTTTGATGATAACATTGACGGCACATCGTTAATAGACGAAAGATGGAGAACGCAAAATAATGGTATAATTGTAAACAACCTTAATTTTGTATACAATGGTAATGGCGGTTATGGATATGGAAGCAATGTTTATGGGCAAAGATATGGATTAGATCCGCAATATGCAAACTTTAACGGTAGTTTTACAATAAATGAAAGAGAAGGTAAATTTTCTTTTAGCAGTGATTTAGTTGGTTCTCTAATTATATTAGAATATATATCAGATGGACTTGCCTATGAGCTCGACACAAAGGTGCCTAAAATGGCTGAAGAAGCTATGTACGCTTATATATTACATGCTATTATATCCTTGCGTTCTAAGCAGCCTGAGTACTTAGTACAAAGACTTAAAAGAGAAAGCTTTGCTAAATTAAGAAATGCAAAAATAAGATTATCAAACGTTAAGATAGAAGAGATTACTCAGATAATGAGAGGCAAATCAAAATGGATTAAACACTAAAATTAAATGGCAGAAATTAAAAATAATTTTATAAGTTGTAAAATGAACCGCGATATTGATGATAGGTTATTACCTAATGGTCAATACCGTGAAGCTAGAAATTTACAAGTAAGTAGATCTGAAGGAGCGAATGTTGGAGCATTGCAAAATGTATTAGGCACAGAGATTGCGGTTAACTTTAATGATTTAACCGGAGTTGATAATTTAGAGTGTATTGGCACCTATGTAGACACTTCAAATAATGATATTTATATATTTTTAACAGATTACACAAACCCGGTTGGCCCAGAAGAATATAATCCTGATGCTAATAATTTTATATATGTTTATAATGTTTTAAGTGGCGTACCTACGCTTCTTGTACAAGGAGAGTTTTTAAATTTTTCTACAACTAATCCTATATATGGAGTGAACCTATTGGAACAATTGTTATTTTGGACAGACAATAGGAATCAACCTAGAAAAATAAATGTTATATCAGCAAATCCGCAAAGACTACCTGTACCTACATACTATACTTTAGAAGATCAAATTTCAGTTGCTAAAATAAACCCATACCAACCAATAACTTTATACAAGCAAAGCGAAGTACCCGGAGCAACTACTGATTACGAAACAACAATGTACGATGTTTCTAGTGAATTTTTGCCCTCTCCTAACCCTGGATCCGCAACTGTCAACGGCGCTGTATCTGCTTCAGATACTATTATATTAAGTGATCTTTCTAATAATACTAATTTTTGGCCTATTCCAAAACAAATTGTTTCGGGCATTGGAGTAGTTCCAGGTACTAGAGTTGTGTCTTATGATAATATAACATTTACATTAGTAGTAGACGTAGACCAAACATTATCAGATAATACCGATTTAAAGTTTGATGCCAATCCATATTATATAGAAGATTATACAGGCGATACTCAATTTTTACAAGATAAATTTGTAAGGTTTAGTTATAGATTTAGATTTGACGATGGGGAATATTCTTTATTTGCTCCGTTTACTCAAATAGCATTTATACCAAAGCAAGATGGTTATTTTACACATTTAGGATTTGAATTAGAAGTAGGTGTTGGAACATCCTATACTAGACAGCAAATAGACGATGAAACAGCGGCATATAGAAGTACCATTGTTGAGTTTATGAAAAACAAAGTTAATAATATATTATTGCAAATACCTATGCCTCTCAATGCCGAAGGGGAGCCTTGTAAGGCATCTGAGTTATTTGATATGTATAAAATAACTGAAATTGATATATTATATAAAGAGTCAGATGGATTAATTGTTAATGTAATCGACACCATATCCTCTCCAATTATTGCTGATGAAGCAGGAGAAAATAATTTTTATGAATATAATTATAAATCAACAAAACCATACAAAACATTACCAACAAAAGATATAACCAGGGTTTATGATAGAACGCCTGTAAGAGCATTGGCTCAAGAAATAGTTAGCAATAGGGTTGTATATGGTAATTATCAAGATAAGTTTAGTTATCCTAAGTTTTTAAATTATACGGTAGGATACAATGAAAAAGCAGATTTTAATATAGAACTCAATCCAACTACAAGTACAACTAGTATAGTAGAATATCCTAATAGTTCTGTTAAGCAAAATAGAACATATCAAGTAGGGGTAGTCCTTTCAGATAAGTTTGGAAGGCAGTCTGGGGTTATTTTATCAAATGCAACAACAAACATTGGAAACCTAGGTCCTTCTACAATATATGTACCATATAGTTCTGAACCAGAGGTTTCTGGATATAATCCATTGCTTTTTCCAGGATTAGCCTTAAATATCCTGTTTATTGAACGGATACAATTGCAGTCTAATGATAATACTATAGGTTGGCCTGGATTTTATAATGGTAATACTAAAGATGCTGGATATAATCCGCTGGGTTGGGTTACTTATAAAATTGTTGTTAAACAAACACAACAAGATTACTATAATGTATACTTGCCTGGAGTAATGGCTGCATACCCAAATGCAACTGCTAGAGATAGAACCACTATATCCCATATTTCTTTAATAAGCGATAATATAAATAAAATACCTAGAGATTTAAAAGAAGTTGGACCGGTCCAATTGCAATTTAGAAGCAGTGTAAATTTATATCCAAGAGTAAATAATATTTGCGTAGCCCCAGTTGCTAGTTGCGGAATTCTAGATTTAGAAGAATTAGTTACGCCAAGACCTACAGAGGGCAATGTTCAATTTTATCCAGGTATAAAATATGCTTTTGCAACTACAATTGCAACTATTGATTCACTTTTTAATACCGGTGATGGTACTACATTTGTTGGTGAATATAATCAATTTTATGAAAGAGAATCAAACCCATTAATTGCTAGATTGTCTGTGCCATGGCAATTAGGGGTCGATGCCAATTGTCATAAAGAAGAGCAAGGCGTTATTAATTTAGCTGTTTTAGAGACAGAGCCAGACGAATCTCGCTTAGATATATTTTGGGAAACAGTAACTGTTGGTACAATAGATTTTTTAAACATTGCTATAGGTCAAGGAGAATGTATGGCAAGCACAATTTATGGACTTAATAATAATACTTTTAATTTAATAGAGTCATTAGATAATAACGATATTATTGCTGGCCCATTTTATCCTGTCAATGCACAGGGTCTTGCTTTTGATTGCACAGAAATGTCTATGGTTGTATGGGATCATACCATTGGGGGAGCTAATAATAGAACAAATGATTTTCGATTAGAGAGAATACTGCGTAATACAGCGCCTCCGTTTGGCCCTACTGTAGATTATGATACCTACTTCTTATATACAAACAATTATTTTTATTTTGGGCCTGGAGCCGCTAATACCCAAGTATTTGATTTTGTATTTACAGTGCTTTCTAATTGCGCTTGTGAACCGGAATATACTAGTAGTGCAACTGTTCCGGTTAATAATCTTAGACTAAAAAACGCTATTCCAACAATAGATGTGTGCCCAGAAGAACCTATTCTTTATAACCCAGTAGTTGACCAAAGTCGTTTGTATAATTTTTTTGGAAAAAACGGATCAAATGCTGGTGGATTAGTAAATAACCATGATTTAATATGGCAAGTTGAACAAATATTGCCAGCAGCACCCGGGGGCGGGAATTTTCAAATGGAATACGATCCCGCAACACCTAACGAAGGAGCGTGGTTGGTTGCTGATTTTCCAAATCCTGGGGAGTATGTATTACATGTTACTGTAAAAGATGCAGGTGGAACTCTAGGGTCGCTTGAGTCGACATACTGCGAAGTTACAGTAAGTGTTGCGGGCGCAATATCATATTATTGTAGTTCAGGATGTGGGACAACGGGTCAACCTGGAGAGCCTAGTCAAACATTAGCGGAATGTCAAGCCAGTTGTTTCCTTTGTAGAAGGTGGCAGGGAACTATGAGTGGCTTTACAGGCGGAGGAAGTGTGCAAGTTACGTACAGAGATTGTAATGGAGGAGGAAGCCAGGGCTTGCCAATAATAGAAACTTTTGCAGGAAGAGCAGATCCTAATTTTATTTTTACATTTTGTGCACAAAGTATTGTTAGCTACACAAACCTTAATCCGCCTGAAGCAACTGTAACTTTTAATATTGTTGGGGGTTGTTAATGTTAATAATGTAATTTAGTATATAAATAAGTAATAATAATAATATGGCAGCATTACTAGAAATAAAATATTTTAATACTTTCATTTTAAAAAAAGTATTAGATTATGGCGAATATCATAGAGTCTTTTGCCCTCCTCCTCTAGAAGAACCTCCTCAACCCGCTTGGGCAGTGTGGAATGGTTCTTTTGGAATACCTCAAATTATTGGGGGGTTTAATATGGAATACGGCAATCCTGAAAACGAACGTAATTGGGTAATTGAAGAATCTAGGATAACGGGTGGTTATAATAATACAACTGTAGATTTTGGAGTTAGAGCTTATGTTGTGGACGAAGATACTTACGCTACAATAAAATTTAGTTCTTTAATATATTCTGGGGTTTTTAATTCCAGAACAGGTGTTAATAATACAAATCAATTCTCTGTTGGCGAAGAAATTACTAGAACTATTCAACCTGCAGATGGATCAATACAAAAACTATTTGCAGAGGACACTAACTTAATTATTTTTCAAGAAAGCAAGGTTAGTAGAGCATTGATAGATAAAGATGCAATATACTCAGCTGAAGGCGGTGGGACAATTACTTCTTCAAACGCGGTTATTGGGCAGGTACAAGCTTATTCTGGTAACTATGGCATAAGTAGAGACCCGGGTAGTTTTGCTGTTTATGGATATAGAAAGTATTTTACAGATAAAAATAAAAACGCAGTATTAAGATTATCTCAAGACGGTATTACGGAACTTTCAGAATACGGAATGGTTGATTACTTTAGAGATGAATTTAATAACATAGATTCTACTGGGTATCCAGGTATAATTATTGGTGGTTGGGATATTTACAATAAAGAATATGTATTATCATTACAAACTAATCCTGCAGCAAGTGCTCAATTTTATAGCACATTAACTTTCGATGAAAACATATTAGGGTTTACATCATTCTTTGATTATAAACCAAGTCAGGCAATAAGTATAAATAATAAATTTTATAGTTTAAATAGCGGATCTCTTTGGCTACATTATAGCGCTGGAGTTCCTAGAAATAGTTTTTACGGTGCAGCAATTGTTCCATCAACTATAACTTTTGTATTTAATGACGAACCTAGTTTGATTAAGAATTTTAAGACTGTAAATTACGAAGGCACAAATGGCTGGCAAGCAGATAGTTTTGTTTCTGATTTTACAGGGCCAGATAATTTTAACGGCGCTATAGTTAATTATCAAGATACAACTACATCGGTATATAGTTATACAGAGGGAGCTTATGACAATTATGGTAATGAATATCCGGAACCGGGATTCCCAAATAATTTAGTACCGCCTTTAAACTATGCTGGTTTTATGCGTCAAGAAAATAAATATAAAGCTAATCTTGTAAGTGATAGTTTGCCGCAAGAAGCTGAAATATCATTTGGAGATAGCGTAACCGGTATTAAAGGGTTTTATGCTGTTGTAACAATGTCTACAGACATTTCTACAGACCCAGGTGGATATAAAGAGTTATTCGCGGTATCAACTGAATTTATAAATTCATCTTACTAAGTAAAAAAATATAAACTTAAACAAATAAATTATGCCATTTCCATTAGTAGCCGCTGCTGCAATATCAGGCGGAGTTCAAATTTTAGGGGGGATATTTGGTGCTAGTTCTGCGTCAAAAGCCGCTAGAAGAGCAGCGAGAGAAAAAGATAGATTGCAAAAAGAATTAAATAGCCTGGAATCAAGTAGGCAAGCAATCATTAATCCGTATGCTGGAGTTAAGGATATTAGCGGAATGGCTAAAGATTTATCCGGCATGCTTTCTAATCCATTCGCTAATTTAGGTGTAGCCACTCAAGCAGCTAAATTTGAAGCAGAACAACAAGATATTTCGTTGGCGAATACTTTAGATACTTTAAAAGAAACTGGGGCGAGCGCTGGAGGGGCAACTGCTTTAGCCCAGGCTGCATTACAAGGTAAGAAAGGTATATCCGCAAATATTGAGCAACAAGAAGCTGATAATCAAAAAATGCAAGCTCAGGGAGAGCAACAATTGCAGCAAATGAAAATGAGCGAGCAACAAAGAATTCAAGGCGTTCAAATAAGTGAGGCTCAAAGAGTTCAACAAGCGCAAGCGCAAGGGCAAGCATTTATGTTCGAGACTAGAGAAGGTAGAGAGGTTGCAAAAATGAATAGAGTAGCTGGTCAATTAGGCCAAGCGCAAGCTCAGCAAACGCAGGCTAACGCGGATCGCATGGGAGCGATTACAGGGATGATTGGTGGATTAGCTTCAACTGCTGGATCTTACATGAGCGCAATGGGACAAAAAGGCTCTGATAGAAGATTAAAAAATAATATAAAACTTATTGGTAAATCAGATAGTGGATTGAATATATATTCTTTTGAATATATAAATAAAAAGTTTGGAGTTGGATTATTCCAAGGGGTAATGTCGGATGAGGTGCCTAGTGAGTCCGTAATAAAAGGAAACGATGGGTATGATAGAGTCAATTACTCGTTATTAGATGTAGAATTTAAAAAAATACAATAGATGGGAGCATACGAAAATCCAGAAATAATAGTAGACACGCAAACAGGGCAGCATTTAAGAAACTTGCAGGCAACTATAGCAGGTTCCTTCTCAAATTATGCTAAAACATACGCTGAAAGAGAATCTGATAAACAGGGTGAATTAAAAAAGCAACAAGCGATTAATACTAAGAAGTTATACGACGATCAAAAAGAAGTTGAAGATTATGCCTTAGCTTTAAGGACTAAAATGGGGGAAGCTCAGGAGGGTAATAAACAATTAAACTTATCTGAAACGTTTGAACCTCTAATACAAGAAGCCGTTAAGCTTAAATCTGGATTATTAAATGGCTCAATACAAGATCGTCAAGCTGCAATTGCAAAAATAGCCAAAATAAATGGGTCTGTTTCTGGTTTCACTAGTAGTTTAGCAGAATTTGATTCGTATTCAAATGATTTAGAAAATGTCATGCTAAAACCTATAGGAGTAGAAGGAGGACTTAGTCAAGAAATGCCTGCGGGAGATATTAGAGCTATTAGAATTATGCAAGGCAGATTACCTGGTAGTAAAAAAGCTATATACGAAGATGGAGATCCGGATAAATTAGCATGGGAAATTTACGAGCCAGGTAGCAACGTGCCAATTAAAAAATACTATGCCAATAAAATGACCGACATGGATTTATATTCTGATGGCAACTATGTTAGAACTGTTCCTGATATGTCTGTTTCTAATGAAAAACTTAAAAATACAGTAAGTACTGTATTTGAAACTAAAACTCAAACCGTAAAAGGAGAGGAAGTAAAAGAATCTACAGGCCGTTTGACCGATGCGATGTTAGCAACGAAAAAAGATATGCCTCAAGAAATAGATTATCAAAAAGAATATATTGGAGGACAACCAGGCGTTTATAAATTGGTAGCTAAAGTAGACAAAAATAAAGTCATGAACAACGGAGACATTGGAGTGTTATTAAAATCGCGCATTTCCGGTATGACTGACAGCGAGATTATAATATATAACAATAATATTTTAGATAAAACCATAAAGGACGCTCCTACTCTTGAAAATACAACTGCTTTAACTGAAGAGCAAAGAACAAAGTTCTTAGAGAACTACAAAGAACATTTTTGGAATACACAAGTTAAACATACGCAGGATTTATTAAAAGAAGATAGCAGCGTAGAAACCTTTCAAGACCCTAAGCCAACTGAGTCTACTATACCAAAAAGTAACAATGCCAAACCTTATTTTAGCGAAGCTCAGATTGATGATTATAAAAATAAATACGTTCAATTAGTTAATGAAGAGGTTACAGAATTAGTTGTGCCATCAAAAGGAGGGCAAAGAAAATTTATATTTAATAAAGAAAAAGGCGTGGTACAGGAAGTTTCCGCAGATATGTTAGAAGTGCGTAACAATAAAGTAAGTGGCCCTTATTTTAGAGAAACTATTCTTGGTATTCCAGCAAAAACAAAACCAAAATTAAAATAATAATTGAATTAAAACTATATGGAAGAGTACATTAACGAAGAAGGCGATTTATATACAATAGATGAAATAAATCAAACCGCTAAAGATAATAACACAACATTTGATGATATTATTAAAAGAAATAAATTAGCTTTAAAACCTAAAAAACAAGAGAAAGTACAAGAAGTTAAAGTTGAAGTGCCGGGAAAGCGAAAGTCAGTTGCAAAAAAGGATGCGGGTGCAACTGTAAAAAGTACGGTATCCAAGCCGGTAAAACCTTCATCGGCATCGTCAAAAGTTAATTTATTAAAAACTAGTGGTGTTGATGATTTTGCGTCTAGTTTAATAAAGGATGATAATAAAATAAAAACTGGGTTAGGTAGTTCTTCTATTATGTGGAAATCCACTAATAAAAAGATGGTCGCAAAAAAAGTTGTTGAACAAGAGCAACAAGCAAAAAAGCAATTAGAACTTAATAAAACGGCAGATTATAGAACAAAAATAGCAAAGGACGAAATAAGCTTTGAAAGTCCTGATACTATTTTAAAGTATGATTTAGAAAACGATAGCCAAGTTGAAACAGTTGCGGGTTTAAATAAAAAATTAAATAGATTAGGAATTGAAGTATCTCAAAATGAATTTGGGGATAATTTTAATTTTAAGCCTATTGGGGCTGTACCTAACAAATTTTCGTCAAGCGAAGTTGCATCTACATTAGGGCAAGATTTTGATCCAAAAGATCAAAAAAGCATGAATGAATATATTGCTAAAATAAAAGACCCTAATTATATAAGTAAAGCAAAACAAAGGATAAGTAAAACAAATCCTGATTACTTATTAAAAATAACGCCTCCTGCTTTATTGCCTGAAGAAAAAATAAAACAAGCTAGGACTTCTATGGTTTCTAAGTTTAAGGATTTAGAGCAATCAAATAGAGCGGATACATCCTCTATAGGTATTGGAGGAAGTGCAGGTTCAAGTTATACTGGTATTACAAAGCAAGATTTTGAAAACCCGGAAGATTATGACTTATATTCAACTTGGAAGAAAACTGGCATATTGCCAGAATTAAAAGAAGAGAAAGTAATTGCATGGGATAAGAGTAGAAAAGAAAATTTTATAGATAGAGCATCAACTGATTACGCTAGAACATTGCCAACCGCCGCTAGAAAAGATTTACAAATAGTTACTCAGGAAATTGTAAATGAAAATAAGCATGCTTTAAAAGCGTTTGATAGATCTATTAATAGCTATAATGTAAGAACTAAAGATTTTGAAAATAAATTTAATGCTTACAAAATATCTCCAATTAAAACACCAGAAGAAGGAAAATTATTACAGGATGAATTTATAAGTTTACAAACAGAGCAAAATAGGTTAAACGATAGACAAAAACAATTAGAGCAAGAAACAGGTACGGCTAATGAAGTTATGTTACCTGCTATTGAAAGTTTTGGGGCTAATTATAATAGATTTAGCCAATTAGCTACAGCTACAAAGGCTACGGTTGGAAATGTAGGGGTGGCATTAAAGGATTTATCTGCCTATGGTAGTGGCATATTAACGGGATCAACCCACGAAGAAGTAATGAAAAGAGACACTTCGGGATTTGTTTATTTAGCTAGTGAAATGGATAAAAAACAAAAGGAATATCAAAAGTCGGTTGGCATTGATAAAATCCGTAATATGGACGATGCCGGCAATTGGCTTATGAGCGGCATTGTAAATAACGTGCCGTCTATAGGTATGGCATTTACAGGACCTGCAGCAATGCCTTTATTTTTTGCTAGTGGTTATGGTGGTAAATCAACCCAAATGGCTATCGAAGCATCAGATGCTAAAGAAAGATTAAGTACAAACTATTATGCATTAAAGAATACAGATAATCCGTTTGAGCAGGCTGGCTTAGAACAACAAATTGCATCCGATGAGGAATTGTTAAACTTACCCGAATATAAAAAATTTGCCGGTAAAGCATTATATGGTGGAGCTGAGGTTACTTTTGAGATATTAGGCACTTTAAAAATATTAAAAGGACTAGGTAACGCTACAAAAATGTTGCCTAAAAAAACATTACAAGAAGGTTTAAAATGGGCTATTAACACTGGCGCTAAAAATTTTAAAACTGAGGGGTTATCTGAATTAGGAACAACTTTATCAAATAATTTTATTGACTACGCTATATTAGGTGAAGACAAAAACTTTTTTGACGTTGCAAAAGAATCCTTAGAATCATTTGCTCAAGGAGGAATAATGGGTATTGGTTTTGGTGGTGTTGAAACTGCAAAGGTTATTAAAAGAGCAGTTGTTAGTGAACTAGCAAGTAAAAAACAGTCAAGAAGAATACAAGATATAGCCAACCAAATAAGCGAATTAACAGGAACTCCCGCGTATGCTTTAAATCAGGGTATTCCGTTAATGGAACAATCTATACCCGTGCAAAAATTAATAACCGAATTAATAGATGAAAGCGACGCATTGGAAAATAATGTTATTAATCGTGTAGGGATTGATTTAACAGTTGAACAGGCTATACAAATTGGGGATATTAATAGAGAAATTAGAAGCATAAATAAAGATTTTTATGAAGCAGCGCAAGACGGAAGTTTAGAGCCTGCTCAATTAAAGGCTTTAGAAACACACTATAGAGGAAAGTTTAATGAATTAGTAGATCAAAGAGAAACATTATTAACTGACCCAAATATTACAGCAGAAAGCAAGAAAGTAAATACTGACGCTAGATTTGAATTTGATCTAACACAAGGATATAATATGTACAATACTAGAATGCAACAAACTAGTATTAATCAAGTAATAACAAATTTTAATAATTTAGATACTAAAACATCAGAAGAATTGTTAACTACTGCAAAACAAGAATTAGAACTTGAAACAGGAAAAACCGATATTTCAACAGAAGCTATAAAGGAAAAAGCTTTTGAAAATTACGCATATTCTCATTATGAAAAATCTATAAAAGACGGAATAATTAATGCAGAAGCATTTGCTGAAAACAATGGGGTAGACATCACTATCCAACAATTTGAAGGAGCAGATGCTGATAATCAAATAATAAAAGCATATAATAGTTCTGAACAAGCAAAAGAAAATCCAAAATCAAAAAAAGAATTTGCTGACGCTATTAAAAACGGATCTGCTGAAGGCGCTAATATAATAATAAATGGCGAACAAGTAGCCTTAGTCCATATAAAAAATTCAGCAAATAACGGCAGAACAGGGGTTGGGTCCCATGAAGTATTACATTCTGCTGTTAAAAAAGCATTTGTAGACCAAAAAGGAGTAGATAAAGCTGGAGCAGATTTATTAACATATTTAGAAAAGTATGATCCTAATTTGTATGCTTTAGTTACTGCTCGCCTTGATTCAAGTTATGCTAAAAGAAGTAAAAACGGATTAAGATTAAGAGATGAAAAAGGAGATATAATAAAAGATACTGACTATTACGAAGAAGCTTTAAATGCTTTATCTGATTTGGGGTCTGACGGTGTTGAATTGCCTGCTGATTCCTTAAATGCAGTTCGTAACTTTATAAATAATATTCTTCCAAAAGGGTTCCCTAAATTTAAAGAAAACGAAGGAGCAGATATATATCAATTTGTAAAAGATTATAATAAAGAAGCTCATTTTGGTAAAAAACAATCGTCCAATTTAATTAAATTTGGAGGCATGGCTTTTGGTGGAGATCAAGAAGAAAAACAAAAAAGTAAATTTTCAAAAACGCCTGTAGAATTAGTAAAAGAAAAAATCGCTGATTTAGAAGAAAATGAAGGTGATTATGATCCAGATGAATATGATCAAGAAGTAAGAAAATTAGAAGGCGAGCTTAAAAGAGCAATTGCAAAAGAAACAACTGAAAAACCAATTGCTAAAAAAGAAATAAGCGAAGAAGATACTGTTAAAGAAATAATTAAGAATGAAAGCGGTTCAATTTCTTCTAATAAAGTGCAACAAATTTATGATACTAAGGGAAGAGAAGGCGCCGCGGAAATAATAAAGTTATTTAAACCTATTACTAATAAGATAGTTGATAAGCGTAGAGATGCTCCGGATTTTGACAGAGAGTTACTTACAGATGAAATTGAAACTGGAGTTGGTGGTATTTTAGACTTAATTACAAAATACAAGCCAGAATCAGGAACGCCGTTAGCTGCTTGGATAAATAAGTATTTACCTGTTAGAGCTATTGCAACATCTAGAAGAATATTAGGTAAGCAATTTAGTAAAGACGCATCGGAAGAAAAAGGCTTAATGGCAACTGAAACAGCAGATCAAGGATTTACTGAAACAGCAAAAGAAAAGCCAAAGTATAAGAATGCGTTAGAATCAAAAGTTTTCTCAACAGAAGTGTTAGAAACAGTTACAAAGAAGATCGTAACTATACTTAGAACATTAAAGACTAGGATAGATGCTCCTGTGTCATTAAACAAAACAGTAACGCCTTTAATTTCTGAAATTAGGGACGAAGTTGGAAAACAATTAGATATTGATGTTAAAACTGCAATGGGTGGTAAAAAAGATAATCAGCTTCAAAATTGGTTATTAGATAACAAACAATATGTTCTTGAGAATATGACCACTACGTGGTCAATGGGTAAAGATGGACAAGGTGGAATGCCTATTGCTATTCAAAAACAAATTGATGGTAAATGGACTAACTTTCCAGAATGGGTTGGTAAAAAAATTGATAGAGAAAAAACAACTACAGATCAAGCAGGAAGAACTTCTGGGGCTGAATTAGTTAGAAGATTACCTAATGTTAATAATAATATATCAGACTCGCAATTTCTTGATCAAGTAATTGGACCAGATGGTAATCCATTAAGAGGTAGAAAAGAATCATTAGCTAAGGCTGTGGCTGAAGAAACAGCATTTGATATTATTAACAATGATTTAGAAAATGAAGGTGTTATTTATGAAACACTTGCAACTAACCAACAAAGATTGGGTGTTGAGTTAATAGACAATATTGCCACAGAAGTTGCTAGACAATCGGAAAGGGGTAATATTAAATTCTCGCTTACTGTAAAACAATTTAATGATTTTTCAGCAGATTTGTTTCACGCAGCATCCGATTATGGTGTTGATTCTAAGGAAGTTTTGTCTATATTAAATACTATTCCAGAAGAAGATAGAGATAAAGTAAAACAACATGCCCTTGAAGACCATCTTGACTTAGTTGCAAAATTACAAAAAATTAAGGCTGGTATTAGAGGTATTGCTTATGAAAAAATAATATTAAAAGAATTAAAAGCATTAAAAATAAAAGGAATAAAGCTCCTGACTAAAAAAACGAAAGGATTTGACTCTACAGGAGAGGGTGACATTAATATTCAGTTAGGCAAAGATATATTAAATATTGAGGTAAAATTAAATGCATTAGCTCAAATGGGTAGTTTTTCAATAGATGCTGATTTAAATAATAATGTTTTTTCAACTACTAAAAGTTTAGAAATTTCTAAGGATTTAATTGATGCTTTAAAAGAAAAAAATAATGAATTTGAAAAATATAAAGAGGAAGCGGGGAAAATAGGGATTGATACAAAATCATGGCCTTATAAGATGACAAAAGAACAACATGCTATTCTAAAAACCAAAGGTTTCCAAAAAAAATTAACTGTATCAATAAATACAGACCAAAAAATAATAGAGCAATTATATAATAACAAAAATGTTTATTATATTAACATTGGCAAACAAGGACTATTTGCTTTAGGTAAAGATATATTAAACTTAGGGGTGCCTTTATTATCCAGCGATGTTAAGTTAACGGCTAGATTAGTTAGGGGTGGAGAATATAATAGAATTAGAGTATTTCCAACATTAGTTAATTTTAAAGATAAGTCAAAATATAATATTGATAATGCCGCATCTAACAATGCTTTATTTACAAAATACCAACAAAATTTAGCAATTAGGCAAAGTAAAACAACAGAAGATGCTGTTGTAAACTCATTGAATCCTAAATTCTCTAAAACCCCGAAAGGCATTTCAGTATTTGACTTTGACGACACTGTTGGTTTGACAAAAGGTAGTGTGCTATACACAATGCCTGATGGTTCAACTGGTAAATTAAATGCAGAAGAGTTTGCAAAAGAAGGAGGGAATATGTTAGATGCTGGGGCAGTATTTGATTTTTCTGAGTTTAGTAAAGTTGTTGACGGTAAGCCAGGTCCAATGGTTGAGAAGATGAAGAAAATGATTGGTAAGTTTGGGCCTGAAAACTTCTTTATACTTACAGCCCGCCCAGCAAATTCTGCAGTACCTATTCATGAGTTTTTATCTTCTATAGGCATTGATATACCGTTGAAAAATATAACAGGACTAGGAAGCAGTTTGGCACAGTCAAAAGCAGATTGGATGGTAGCGAAAGCAACTGAAGGTTATAATGACTTTTACTTTTCAGATGATGCAATACAGAATGTAACCGCAGTTAAAAATGCATTAGATGTTTTAGACGTTAAGTCAAAAATACAGCAAGCAAGGATCAAGTTTAGTAAATCTATATCTCCTGAGTTCAATAGAATAATATCTAAGAACACTGGGATTGGACCAGCCATATCATATTCTGATATTGTTGCAAAAAGAAAAGGAGCAGGTAAAAATCTATTTGATATATATGTTCCAGCATCGGCTGCGGATTTTGAATTATTATTGTATAACTTTATAGGTAAAGGCAAAGAAGGCGAAGCTCAAAAAGAATTCTTCACAGATGCATTGTTAAAACCTTATGCAAATGGTAATGATTTGATGGACGCAGCAAGACAGTCTATTAAGAATAATTATAAGGACCTAATAAAGTCTTTTCCAAACGTTGCTAAGAAGCTTGAAAAATTAACCCCAGACGGAAACTTTACATACGATCAAGCTTTGCGTGTTGCAATGTGGAATGGATCAGATGTGGAGATCCCAGGACTATCTAAAACAGATACAAAAGCATTAACCTCTTTAGTTAATAATGATGCGGAGTTATATGACTTTATGTCTGGATTAATTGTATTAGGAAGACAAGGAAACGGGTGGACAAAACCAGGTGAATATTGGGATTCAAGTACTATTATTTCTGATCTTCATAATCTAACTGAAGGTGATGGTAGAAAACAATTCCTTACTGAGTTTATTGACAATGCTGAACAGATGTTTGGCAAATGGGAAAACGGTAAATTAGTAGGGCCTAATATAAATAAGGTTGAAGCTATATACGGAACCGACGTTAGAGAAGCTATAGAGGACGTACTTTATAGAATGACTACTGGTAAAAACAGATCCCAGGGAAAAGATAAAATAACTAATGCTTGGTTTGATTGGGTTAGTGGATCTACAGGAACTATAATGTTCTTAAATACAAGATCTGCTGCGTTGCAATTAATTGGAGCTGTCAACTTCTTAAACTTAAGAGATAACAATCCTATAGCAGCCGCTAAAGCATTAGCTAATCAACCACAATATTGGAAAGACTTTTCACGTATTTGGAATTCTGATAAAATGAAAGAAAGACGCGGTGGACTTAAGGAAGATGTAGCGGCCGCTGAAATTGCAAATGCTGCAGCAACTAGTAAGAATAAGCCAAAAGCTGTAGTTTCATATTTATTAAAGATAGGATATACACCAACGCAATTAGCAGATAGTTTTGCAATTGCATCAGGAGGAGCGCCTTTCTATAGAAACAGAATTAAGTCTTATCAAGCAGAATATGAAGGGCTTGATGAAAACGGTAATCTAAAAAGAAAGTATACCGACGAGCAAGCTGAAAAATTAGCATGGAATGATTTTACTAAAGTTTCAGACGAAACACAGCAATCTGGGGACCCAAGAGATATATCTAAACAACAAGCGAGCGGAGCTGGTAGATTATTACTTACTTTCCAGAACACTGCAATGCAACAATCTCGTATTGTTAAGAAATCTTTCTTAGATCTTAAAAATGGTAGAGGAGACGCTAAAACACATATTGCAAAAATTACTTATTATTTAGCAATACAGAATTTAATGTTTGCTACATTACAACAAGGATTATTTGCAGTACTGCCCGGATTAGGTGATGATAAGGAAGAAGAAGAAGCTAAAAAGAAAAGACTAAAAGAAAAAGATAAAAAAATAATAGAGATCGCGAGTGGCGTTGTTGATTCTGTGGTAAGAGGCACGGGCTTATTAGGAGGTGTAATGGTTACATTGAAGAATGTAATTAAGAAATATAGAGAAGAAGAACCTAAAGAATATAAGGCCGATTATACTAAGGTATTATTAGAAGGTGTTAATATATCTCCTCCAATTGGATCTAAGATTAGAAAAATATACACTGGATTACAGCAAACTAAATTTGAAAAAGATCTTATAAAAGAAAGAGGTTGGGGTGTTATGCAAGATGGAAGAGTTCACTTAGGGCCTATGTATTCCGTAGTGGGTAAAATGACTGAAGCCACCACAAACTTTCCTATGGATAGACTAGTGACTAAAATTGAAAATGCATCACAAGCAATGAATTCACAAAACAAAGCATGGCAACGTGTAATGGTTGGAATGGGTTGGACACCTAGAAGTGTTGGTATTGAAGATACTCCTGGAGATATTGCTATTGAAGCAACAGCAAAAGAAGTTAGAAAAGAAGAAGGTAAAATAAAGGGAGAAGATACAAGAAAACGTACAAAAGATTCTATCAGAGCTTTACCAATTGCTGAACGAATTAAAATAAAAAGGGAAGCCACTTTAAAAAGAAGAGAGGAAAAGCTTAAGAAAAGAGAAAGAATGAAAAAAAGAAAAATGGGTTAACTAAAATAGGCACCATACCTAACAATCCATAAATAAAAAAGGGACACTTTAATTAGTGCCCCTTTTTTTATTTAATTAAATTTCAAATTTAGGTTCTTCAACTTTTTGAATTTCTTCTTTAGCCCTTTCAGTCATTGCTTTAATAGCATCGTCATAACCAGGCATGAGTTTTAAAGTTTCCAAAGTACCTGCGGCAAGAACAGTTAAATGTTTTTGTTCTTCCATAACTTGCTGTAGAACTCTTATAAGAGCATCTACCTTGTTTTTCATTTCAACTAATGTTTGTTCTTTCATATTTATTTATTAAGTTATTTCACATCCAGCTGGTCCGCAAGCAACAGACTCACTAAAGTTTGTATTATCTTGCACTTCAATTACTTTAGATAGATCTACGTCTTTTAATGTAGCCATCATGGTATTATAAACTTCTTCAGTACAATCTTCAAATGGAGTCTGCTTATATGTTCCACCGTGATATGGTAATACAGATAATCCATTGTAATAATCTTTATTTGCCCACATCCATTCGCCAATAATTTTCCATTCGTCGTCTCTAACTGAAACTGTACAAGAAACATTATGCGTATTGTTACCTTTAACATGACCTGTTTTAACCCAATCCTTAGATATTAGTTTAACTCTTTCTAACAAATCTAGTGTAGACTCATATCGTGTTATAGCGCCATTAGGGGCCTTCTGTGGAACAGATATAACTGACTGTAATGTTGGATTAAAATATTCATCTTCTAACAGTTCTGGATGATTAATTGCAAGATAAGTGTATATTGCTTCATTTTTGCCTAAACGCATGCGGCGAATATAATAGTCATTATGCCAAGCGTGAATACCGCTAGAAGTGCCAAGTACAAGGCTAGTCGTTCCGGCCGGCTTAACTGCGGTGGTTCTGGCCGCTTTGTTGATATTAAGAGCCGCTGCAATAATATTATTTGTTTCCTTAACAGTTTGTGCTGCTTCTTCATAATTTAATTTTAAGTTAGATTCTGATGCAATACCTGTCATTGATACACCAAGTAATGCGTCTTTTTCTGTATTCTTTCTCCATATATCTCTTAAGTAATGGAAGTCTGAATACGATGCTTGCAATGTCCCTAAGAATGATGCAGCTGAAGATCTAGCATTAAAATCTTCTTGACTTTCAATATCAGACATATTGATCTCTGTTAAATTACAAAACTGATAAGGACGTAAAGCAATCTCACAACAAGGATTAGTACCCCAATCTTTATCATTAGTAAGATAAATGCCTGGCTCGCCCGATCCAGAAGCTTCAATACGTTCCCAAACTTTATCAAATGTTTTCTTATCAATTTTATGTCTTAAAAGTACTACTGAATTATTTGATCTACCCCTTTGTGGATTGTCTTCCCACCAATTTCCTGCTTTACAATTTAACATTGCATTGCTATCAAGATCAAACAATGAAATCATTGCAGCACGCCTAATACCGCCGGCTAAAACAGCATCGGCAATATGACATTGAATATCATGACACTCAATATCGGTAAGCTTAGATCTATCTTCTTTTGTTCTTAATATAGCTTCAACTTTTACTAATGCAATACGCAATGGTTCTGGTCCTGGCGCTTTACCACCTGCTGTAACAAGCAATGCTCCTTTTTGTCTAATATCAGAAAGATCAAATTCAATATGAGAAGTCATTGCTCCTGTATAAGATTTGAATAGCGTTTTTATCGCGTCTGCCCATCCGATAATACTGTCTTGCACAACATACTTTTTCTTGCGATCATAATTAGGTTTCCTAATCTCAGGTAACTTATCAATTTGATGTTGCTGGACCGAATAGCCCACCCCAGTACCTCCAAGCAATAAAAACATAGTCTCAGAAAAACTATGAATACTATCAATAGGTAGGAAAGCGCAGTTATAAATGCGAGCGTTATTAAGCTCAATAGCCTTACCACCAAACTGTAGGCTTCGCATCGAAGGTAAAACCTTTTTATTGAATACGAAATTCTGATAAATTTGTTCAATTGATTCTTTCATTTCTGGGAATTTGGCAATGTGCATTTCCATATTCCTGGTTACTAGCTCTTCCCATGTTTCTCTTCTTTCTTTGTTAGGCAAATATTTTGCATACTTAGTATACACTGTTATATCGCTTAAGATCTGTTTATCTAAAGTTAAACTCATGTTTGTTTTTTGGTTTTTAGTTATCTATTTCTAATGCAAAATCAATAAATGGCAAGTAAAATACATGCGTTGAAAATGTTTCTTCCTGATAAGTTCTAAATCCAAATAATATTCCTGGATAAAACCCAATTGTTATACTCCAATACTTTTCTTCATTCTGTTCCGGTTCTGGCACTAGTACTTGTTTCTTTTTTGTCATTTGTTTCTGTTTTTTAAAATTAATTCAATTGTAATATCACAATCTTTGTGATTTTGAGGTTTGTATAAAGTTGTTTTTATATTTTGTTGCTTTAAATAATTTTTAAACAACTTCCATCGTAAAGGAAAAGAATCATTAGCTCTACCTTTTGTTTCAATTATAAAATCATATCCAAAAAAATCTGGTGTATATTTTAAATTTAAAACTTTTTTATTGCCCCTATTTATAAAATCGCCTTTGCCATTTGATTGCTTTTCAAAACAATCGTTTTCAAATGTAAATGATGGTAGCAATTCAAAAGTATATTTTTCATATTCGCATCGTATTCCAGCGTCTTGCAACGCTTTATACATGTACTTTTCTAAGCCCGAGGCGAAAGTAATCCCGTCATATACTATTTTTTTAGATACAACCGGACCTTTCTTTCTACTTATTTTTCGCATGGTAAATCTCTAAGACGCAAGTGGCTATTTGTTAGGTCAGATATAAATCTTATTGGCTCGTCTATTGTAAATGAATAGGTATCACCACGACCACTCCCAGGCTTCGAACGTTTGTTTTTTTTTATACGAACTTCAAAAGCATCTATAACGTCAATATCATTTACATCAGCATAAGAAGCATTTAACTCTTCAAGTAATGCTTTTTCTTCACGTAACGTAGATACTTCTTCTTTTAAACGTTGAAGATACAATGTAGCGTCCATTAATTCTTCTTGTAAATGATTAAGCCAAACAAATACATCAGATTGATCATCACGTAATGTTTTACCGTACTTTGCAAAGCCAACATCAGATCTGTCTACAAATTTGTTCACTACAGATTGCA